AAGATGACCGGCTTGTTCGCGGTGCCGAGCGAGGCCATCGCCTGGTTGACCGAGTAGGGCGAGCCGAGCAGGGTGCCGGGAACGCTGGTGCGGATGTCGCCCATCTGCCAGATATACTGGCCGTCGCCGCCCTTCAGCTTGCGGATGGCCGCCAGCGTCGAGTCGTTGAACATAAAGCGAGCTTTCGGCGACTGACGATAGGCCGGATCCACCGAATGCTGGAGGTCGATCAGTTCGTCAGCGGTGATTGCGCCGACAGCAGCGGCGGTCTTGCCGAGGGTCGAGGCGGTCACGATGCCGTTGGGGTCGCCGGTGCCGTCGCCGGTCGTCAGTTCGAGGTTGGCGCGCCGGCCGAGGCGTTCGCCAAGCAGTTCGCCCAGCAGTTGCTCCATGTTGAAGATGGAGTCCTGCGACAGAGCGAGCGACCAGCGGACGAACTCGGTGTCGAACAGGAATGCGTTGAGGTTCTTCTGGGCGAAGGTGACATCCACGCCGCCGTCGTCCGTCAGGGCGGTTCCTTCGGTGGTCTTGGCGACCGCCGTCGAAACGTCGTTCACGGTCGGAATGTTGATCTGCTCACCCGAGGCCGTGTTGATGGTGGTGCAGATGTCGTCGTCATACATCGGACCCCAAGCGGCCATCGACTTGACGATGATTTCCGACAGGGTGACGGGAACGACAAAGCCGCCCGCCGAGTTGGTGCCCACGGTCTGGGCGCGGAACTCAGCGTCATGCTGGATGCCAGCCTTCAGAGCAGCGCGCTCTTCGCCCGACAGGTCCGACACGTTGCCGCCAGCGCGGAGCATGGCATAGAAAGCGTCGCGGTATTGCGGGGCCTTGCCTTGATCGACGGCAGCGGTAGCGGTGTCGCCGGGGATCGGGCGCAGCTTGGCACGGGCTTCTTCGGCACGGGCTTCGGCAGCCGACACGCGGGCGTCACGCTCGATCAGGCCCTCGATCTTGTCGAAGTCGGCCATGATGGCATCGTGACGCTGATTGAGTTCAGCGGCCCGGCTTTCGTCGGTGTTGGTCTTGATTTCTTCCAGGGCCTCGCGGGCCTGGGTGACCAGACGGCCACGCTTTTCGTTCAGGTCGGTAACCGACATTTGAGTCTCCTTGAGAGGTTGGTTTTCGGGACAGCAAAAAGGCCCGCCGGGATGGCTGGGCCTCGATGCCTTTCCCAAGGGCGATTGATGGGCTCCGGCCCCTGACGGGGTCGGGAAATAGTGTTAGCCGATGCGGCGGAAGCGTTGCTCTGCGGCGGCCTTGCGTTCAGCAATGCGAGCCTCGGCCTTGAGCCGGTTGTGTTCCGCCCGTTCGGCCTTCGTCATCTCGCGGGACTTTTCCAGCGAGCGCATGGCGATGGATGTGTCGTCATAAGCCGGGAACGCGACGACGCTGACTTCGCGAAGATCGAGCGCCTGGATCGTCCGCATCGGCGGCTCCATCGTTTCGTCCCAAGTCTCTTTCGTGACGACGAACCCGAACGACATCCCGGAGACATCGCCGCGCTCAATCAGCGTCGCGAGGTCGCGGCCGTCAGTTGTGTCCGGAAGGTCGATCTCGACCGCCAAGCCCATGTCGTCTTGCTTCATGCGAAGCGTCCCGGCTTTCGTGCGACCGATCACCCGGCCGGTGTCGTGATCGACAAGGGCGCGGACATCCTGCATCAGCGCGTCGTCAAAAGCACCGGGCGCGATGACCTCTTCAAAATAGCCGCCGATGTTGGCGCGCGAGTTGAAGACCGCTGCATAGCCGCCGATGGTGCGCCCGTTGTCGGTGGCGCGAACCTCAGGCGTCCGAATCAGTGTCCGGGTCTCGAGGCTCATCTGCCCCTCCTTCATCGGCGGGCGAACTTGCCTCGTCCATTGTTTGATAACCCAGAGGCACCGTCGCCCCTTGGATATAGAGAACGTCGCCGTTGGCGAGCGGCGGGCGGTTGTCGAGGGTGCGGGCTTCGTTCGGCGTCAGGATCGCCGTCTGGATGCCCTGCGCCATGCCAGCCATCCGGGTCGCGAAATCGCCGCGCATCATGGCGTCGAGGGAGTGTTCAACGTAGCGCCGGTTATTGGCGGCCCCGAACAGTTTCAGGTTCAGTTCCTCTTCCAGCGCCTTCGCCCATTGCGCGATCAAGTGCTTAACGAGGTGGAGGTCTTGCTGCTCGGTGTTGGAAAACGTGCCGTGTGTCAGGTCCTGGACGAAGACCGGCGGAAGGTTAAACAGCCGCGCGATCTCCTCAATCTGGAGCCGACGCGCCTCGGTCATTTGACCCTTCGCCGGATCAAAGCCGACCGGCTTCAGTTCGTAACCCGCCGGGATCGGGAAGATCGCATCGCTGCCGCTCTTCGCCGCGTCAATCGACCGCTTGATGTCAGCCTGCGCCCGCTTGATCGCATCGGCACCGGCAGGCATCGGCCCGGTCAGCGCCAGAGGCGGAACACCACCGCCCGCGAAAAAGCCGGACGCATAATCGCCCATCGCAATCGCGAGGCTGATCGCCTTCGCGCCCATGACCAGCGGGGAGTGAACCGCCAACTGGTCCGACTTCAGCATGAACGGCACGTCGATCACGTCGGCCGCCGGGTATTCCCTGTTGTCCACCGTGTAAATCTTGCGACCGTTCACCCGCTTCACGGTCGCCCGTGTCGAGTCAATCGGCCAGATCGCGTCCACGTTTGGACCGATGCGCTCGATCCAGGCCAGCCCCCGGCCGCCCGTGAACACCTGTTGCCAGAAATACTGCCGGAACCCAAAGGAGGTCCACTCGCTGTTAGGGGCTTCGTTCAGAACCCGTTGGAGCTTGCCGCCCGTCCGAACCGCCCCGGCATCACCGGCATCGCGATAGGCATGAAGCGGAAGGTTCGCCAGCGACCGCGAAAGGAACGACACCGAGGCCGACACCGCCGGAACGGTCAAGGCGGCATCCAGGGTCACGGCGGGAAGGCCGTAGGTGTTGACGTTGAAGAACTGAAGGAAGTTAGCCGCGCTCACCGGAACGCGAGGGTCCTCCGGTGAAGCGCGGGTCTCGGTCTTGCCGATGTTCAGGCCGAACAGCTTCATGCAGCAGGCCCCATCAGGCTGAAGTTAGGATCGTCCCAAGGCGAACACGCCTCGGGCTCGGCCGCATCCAGTCCGGCCACACCGACCGCCATCGCCAGACTGATCATTCCGTCGATCCGCCCGGTTGACTTGGACTTGTCCATCTTGCGGTTGCCCGCCGCGTCCTGAACGATGATTGCGTTGGCCGCGCACATCGTCATCACGGGGTGACCACCGTGGCGGAACCGTTCGTGAAGAAACTCGATTTCGGCCCGGTCAACCGCCGGACCCATGCTGACGAATCCCTGGCCGAACTCTTCAAACGGCAGGACCACATCCAGCCGATCCAGTTCCGCCTGCAAGGTCTTCATCCGGTGCCGGTCGAACCCGATCTTGCGGATGTCCATGCCCTCGGTCAGCGCCGCGATGTCGCGCGCGACGAAGTCATATTCCACCGCAGGGCCGGGCGTGGCCTTCATAAACCCGTCCCGGACCCAAGCATCATAGGGCGTCCGGTCCTTTTTTGACCGATCCGCCAGCGTTGACTCCGGCGTCCAGAACACCGGCTTGATGTGCCAGACCCCGTCCTTCATGGCGATCAGAACCAGCGCCGTCAGGTCGGTCGTCAGCGACAGGTCCAGACCACCGTAGACCGGGCCTTCATAGAAGGCCGCGTCATCGACCGGACCGGCGCAGGCTTTCCAGATTGACGGGCTAACGAACGGCGTGTGCCGCGTGACCCGCTGGTTCAGATACAGGTTCCGAAAACTGTTCTCGACCGAGGGCATCCGCTGCGCTTCGGCGGCCTTGTTCGTGATTTCGACCAGCGACCTAAATGAACCCAGCGCCGGGTTCGCCGCTTCCCATGCTTTCGGATCGCCTAGGTCCGCATCCTCGGACGCTGCGTAAACGTGACAGACGATAGTTGGATCACCCGACCGCTTCGCATCGTCGATCCTGATTGACAGCATATCCGCGTCGTTCGGGGCTTGCGTCGAAATCACAATCTGCAAGGCGTCGTCGTATGCGCCCTGGGCGGTCTCAATCGCCTCGATGAAGGGGTCGAACTCGCCGCGCACTTGACCCATTTCGTCGTGGATCGCCAGCACGGGGGACAGACCGTGCGCCGTCCCAGCTTCCGCCGCGAGCGCTTGATACTCGGTGTTCATCGTCAGGCCGTGCAGCGTCTTGCCCGAGGGCGTCGCCTTCACGATGGCCCGAAGTTCGGGCGAGAGCGCGACCATCTTGGCCGCTAGGTTGTAAACGATGGCCGCTTGTTTCCGGCTCCGCGCACCGGAGACGATCTGGCTATTCTGCCGCGCCTCGGGGCCGACCAAATGCGCCAGCACAATCGCCGCGATCAATCCGCTCTTGCCGTTCTTTCGGGCAACCGAGAGGATTGCTAATCGCGTCCCCGCCGGGTTGTCGTAGATGTCCCGAATAAACTTGATCTGGAAGGGCTCCAGAACCATCGCCTTGCCGACGTGCTTTCCTTCAGGGACGCGGCAGTATCTTCGGATGAACGCCAGAACCCTCTCGGCGCGGGTCAGTTGAAGATTTCGGGCCTCGCCAGCAGATCATCACCCGCCAGCGGATTGCCCGCCTCAATCTCTTTCGCCTGTGCCCGGCGCTTGCCCACGTCCCGCGCTTCACCCGCTGCCCGACCGTGAATCGACAGCGACTGACGCGCGCTCTTGATCTGGGCATGAAGGCCGTGAACCACCGACACCCTCGGATTGGTCATTGGCGTCCCGGCCGCATTGGCCTGAACCTCACCCTCGGCCCGCAGCTTGCGCCGGTTGTCCACCAGGGCCGCCATCGCGTTGGCCAGATCAGACGCGCAAGTCAGGTCGTGGTCCGTCCACTCGCTCAGCGCCCGCGCGTTAATAC